TTTTGATTATTATGGAATTAAACAAGATGAAAAAATATTAAATACCGATATTAGAAAAGTTGGTGTTATAATCAAGAAAGCATATACTACTAATCAACAATTACCAAAAATTGAAGGTCAGTATAGAGTGTATGTTAGAGAAGGTCAAACCGAAGTACAAGTACAAGATTGGACTAAACTTAATAGAACTCCAAATGAGTACTATTTTATATTTGATACAAGGGATAAGATTCCAAATGAATATTATATAGATTTAAAAGTTATTTCTAGTGGAGAAGTAAATACTTATAAGAGACAGATTAAATTTCAAATCGTAAATAAAAAATAAAGATATTTATTAAATAAAGATATGGCAAATTTTATATTAGAACAATGTTCATCATCAAATCAATTCACAGTTGGGTTTGGTGTAAGTTTTACCCCAATAACGGGACAAACTTATTCATTTCGTAATGGACTAACAGGACAAACTATTTGTGGTACCATATTATCTGGCACCGCTGCATCAACAACATATTCGGCAATCACCCAATATGATAATTGTAATGAATGTATTATTGATATACCAAGAAGTGCAAATACAGTATATGATATATGTGAAGTTTGTTCTGATGAAACAGTAATTACGGTTTATAATTTAACACCACCACACCCTATTTATACTGACGGATATGGTACTCCAGTCACACAATTAAACATGGTTACATTAGGAGGTCCTAACGGATTAAATAATTAAAACAATGAAAAGAGTAATAAGATTAAATGAAACGGACATTACCAATTTGGTAAAAAGAGTCCTTAATGAACAGAAAAGTGAACGTTATATGTTCTTTTCAAATTTAGAACAAATGAGAAGACAATGTGATTTATTATTAGATTTTGATCGTAGTGAGGTTGAATCTATTTTAGATAATGGACATGATTGGGCTCAAGATCATATTTCTGAGGCTAAAAACAATATGGATCAAGTATTTGATTTCATGATGAATGAAACCACAAGAGACGGTATGAAATCATCTACGAATATTGATGATGAAGATATTGTAATGTCGGAAGGAAATAAAAAAGTTGGTACACCTCTTTGTTCAAGAGGTATTGCATCCGCAAAATCTAAATATGATGTATACCCTTCAGCATATGCAAATGGACACGCAGTACAAGTATGTAAAGGTACGATTAAAGGTCTTGATGGTAAAAAACATTGTTCGGGGGCTTATTGTTAAAAATTTTTTAAAAATATTTTTTTATTCAAATAATTTATATATATTTATAGACATATAAACTTTATACAAATATGAAAAACAGAATAAAAAGATTCTTAAGTAGATTAAAACTTAAATTTTATATTTGGTCAAAAAAATCTTCAAACATTATACCATCTTATCAAAATGAAATCCTATCATATGAAAAGACCTGTTTTAAAATATGTCTTAAAATAATTCAACATAAAGATACGGAATTTATGATAGCCCCAATGTCTGATAAACGTTATCTTAAAAATGACGATATGAAAATTTTCATAACAATGACAGATCATAGAGTTGAGATCACTAATCACGTTTATAATTATAATGTTAAACTACATGATAGGGATTGGGAAAGATTAACATATATTTTTGATCTTGAGGCAGATAAGAGAAGACTTAATTATGAGGGTGAGGTTAATTCACAAATCACTAACTCTCTACACAATATCTTAGACCGAGTTTCTAATTTCGATTAAAATATTATTAACTAAGGAATCTACGGATTCCTTTTTTGTTTTATATGATGTCATTATTGGTTTTTGACCTTTTCCTGTTTGAGTATCTTTTTTCTCAGCGGTTCTTTTTTGTTGACATGCAGATTTTTTTTGTGAATCACTCATTTTACCAGCAACTCCAGCCGCCCTACATTTAGGATATGAACCTTTAGAAGTATCTTGTCGTCCACAGGGAGGGTGTTTACCGTCAACTTTACTACAAATGTTAACCCAAGGACCTTTTGGTTGAGAAGACCCCTTAGGTTTCTTCTTTTTACCAAACCAAACGGCAAGATCCTCATTTAATATTCCATTATCTGAAACCTCAACCCATTCATTAAATGGTACCTTTTCTGTGAATGGTTCCATTTTTTCTTTAAAACTTGGCAAACCTTCCTTAGACATAAATGGATTAACCACATTACCATCATCATCTGAAAATGTTGATGAAGGATGTTTTTTAATATAATTTGTAATTTTTTTTGCGGTGGATTCTATTTTTTTTATCTGATCCAATCTTTCATCCATAGATCCATCATAACTATCATACGCCAAAAGTGGGCTATCATATTTAGAAACAGATTTTGTATAAGGACCTAATGAAGTTCCACTCCATGGTCTAAGTCCTGGTTGCATTGGTAATATATAAGTACCTCTAGATCCACTACTGTCTCCGGTAGCTTCTCTAATTATATTTTTTATGATTCTATCTAAATTTTTCATTTGATTATATTTTATAAATATCTTATTATTATGAATATGGAACAGGAAAATACAAACTATGGTAATTTATTTGGGACTATCGATCTACTAAGTGAAGAACACCTTGAAATAATACTATCAACGATGGATAATGATCACTCACTTTTTTATTTAATTGAGTCAGTTAAATCCGCTCATCAAAAAGGTTGTTATAGTATTGGTGAAACTGAAGTTATTTCTAAAGCAATTAGAACTTTATTAAAATAATTTATTTGATTTTTTAATATTATCAACACCCCACATAGGTTGTAAATTATCTAATGACCAACATTTCATAAATTCACTATCTCCCATTTCTTGAATATTATAATGAGTTATTGGTAATTTATGGTCCACATGCCAATCACCGTAGTTATCCCAAGACATTTTATCTGTAAATTTATTTTCTAAATGTGATATTAGTTGTTCAGGTGTGTATTGTAGGATATCAAAATAGTGTTTGTTTTTTTCAACATTACTTTCTTTTAATACCTGATATATTGCGGTTCTGAAATTACTGATTAGTTTATAGAGGGGGTCTCTCGATTTACGATTTCTTTCGTAATCTCGTTTGGTTTTTCTAATGTTATCTATATTTTTTTTACGGTATTCTTTAAGATATTCTTTACGATATTCTTTGTTTTGTTCATACCAACTCTTAACATATTCTTTTACCGATTCTTTATTTTTTTCTCTCCATTTTTTATCAGAAATTTTTTTACCACCAATATTTCTTCTACCTGATGAACCAAGAATAATACCATTACTTCTTAATGTATTTAAAACAATTGTTTTATGTATTTTTAATTTTTCGCTAATAGTGGGGGAACCCAATAAATCTTCAGTATATAATTTTATAATTTCACTTATTTGTGACTCTGTTAATTCTATTTTTTTCATATACATATAAATATAACCTATTTGACCAAAAAACATATAGTTAATGTGGGGCATAAAAAAAGGGACAATAAATTGTCCCTTTTAGTGTTATTCTTTAAGATTTTGATTATCTCAATTCTCTTAAATCGAATGTTCTAACACCATCTACAGTAATTCTTCCGTAAAACCGGTTATTTACCATCTTTTTTGCGTATCTCGTCATTATTCCTTTGATCGGAGTAAAGTTGAACGGATTGTACATTGTAGGTGTTAATTGTAGAGGTACATACGGTGCGTAGATGTAACCTGTGTCTAACAATGATGTTCCTTTGTGTCCAATCAAAACTTGGTTTGCTGGGAAGTAAGGATCACGATAAACTTGGTATCTACCTGATAATGTACCAACTCTTTCAATACCCATATTGTACTGATCTTGGTCAGGAGCCGCGTTAGATACATGGAAGTATTCTAAATCGTCAAAGATTGCAGAAACCTCAGATGAAACAACGATCCAGTTAGCACCACCACGAAGAGTTGACTTGTGGATTTGTGCCGACAATTGATTGATTGCTGTAATCAAAGTTTGGTTCCAATCTTTCTGAGTGTAAGATGTTGTTTGAGAAATTCTTCTCCATCCGTTGTAATCCCATCGTAATTGCCAAGCCGCTCCTTTTCTTAAGTCACGAAGGATCTCACGATCGATCTCAGCTGCTACTTGCTCAGATAACAATGCAGTTAACTCAGCTTCAGCGTCAATGTTATGGAATGCCGCAACATCTTGAGCTAATTCAGGAGACCATTGTGCTCTTAGTTTTCTTTCTGTAACAGATACTGTTACTGACTCAAGGTCAAAAGAAACCTCACCAATTTGATCTTCAAACTCAAGGTTAGCATATCTTCTATACCAAGCGATGAATGAAGTACCAGAAGTACCTGAGTAGATTGTAGTACCTGTGTATCCGTCAAGTGATGTTGCATCACAATCAGCACATACAGGACAAGATAAATCTACCTCTAAGTAAATACATCCGTTATTATCACAGATATCGTTATAGTTACCACCGTTACCACCGTTAGTTGGGTCGTTAGGGTATGTACCATTGTTGTTAAATACTGTGTTTGTGTTTTGTCCGTAAGCAACGATACCTTTACCATATATTTGAGTTACAACTCTAAATAATAAAGGAACAAAAACTGTTAGACCTCCTGTAGTTGCAGTTAATACATTACATGGTGTTGTATTCGCAGAAATAATTGAAGTTCCGTAGATTCTTAAGTCAGAAAGGAAAGATTCAGTATCCATTTCGTTACCGTCTGGTCCAATAAGTTTTCCTGCTCCTGAGTTGTTAAATCCACAAAGTTTCATAACAACTTTTCTTGTGTTTCCTGAGTACGCCGTTAAAGGTGCGTCAACTAAGCTACTACCAGCCCATACTTGTACAGCTGTGTTAGCGGTAACTGCAGTCCATTTACCTTTAGAGTAATCAAACAATCCTGGAGGATCTAAACCTGCCTCATTTCCTTCGTAGAATAAATCGTAAAGATCTTTTTTGTAAGGATAGTTAGGTGCGGTACCTCCTGGGTATCCAGCGTTTGTGTCAGTTGGCCCATTAGGTGCTCCGTAAGGTGCTTGGTGTACTCCACCTGCATCTGCTACTCCTGTTTGAGGGTAACCATTAGCGTCATAAGATGATGCGTTTTGGTATCCTTGAATACGAGGTACAAAGAAGAACAATTTACCGATAGGTAAGTTCATTGCTTGTACAGATACGATGTCGTTAGCCAACAATTTAGAGAATACTCTTCTCACGATAGGGAAGACAACAGTTTCGAATGCTCCGTTAGAAGATCCGTCAGAAGTTGCTTCGTTTATAAGGTGTGACGCTTGATTCTCATATAATTGTGCCACATTTTCTTTTAAGTGACCTTTTAGACCTTCTAAGAAGCCTAACTTGTCCCATTTGTTAATTGTGTCTTCTTTGATAACTTTAAGGTGTTTTAACCCAATATTACCAACAAGACCTGATTCTAATAATGCTCCCATTTTTTTGGTTTTTTATTTTTTTTAGTTTATTTTTATTTATAATTTACTCATTAAATCTTTCATTCTTAAGAATTGAGGATTTTCGTAAGTTTTTGATTCAATCAAATTAGCTGCTGAACCTGACTCAACAGATCTATTAACAGTTCTTTCAATTGATTCGGTTATTTTTTGTTCTGATGAAGAACCACCTGAATTTAATTCAGATTTTATAGCTCTGTACAGACTTTTTGATTCTTTCAAAGATTCAACATTATCAAATCTTCTAAGAACATTTATTTTTTCTTGTTTTGTCGTTGAGTGTTCGGTGAACAATCGTGTTGCGT